AATCTGCAAGAACTGCATCAAGCGTTGGCTTCTCACCTCATTAGCCATCAAGCTTTCTGTACCTTTGGCTGTAACTTCCAAGTCTCCTTTGATTTCTTTATCAAAGTCAAACTGCATATTGAAGTTGAAGAAGGCTTGACCAATGGGGCCAAGGAGGTAGTCATCCAGATTTTTAATAACTGTTTTGATGCTTCCGCTGGCAGCATTCATCAACATGCTGATGCCACTAGCTGTTCTACCTACACCAGATATTCCTGTCTGCCCATGAGAGAAGGAGGGCATACCAGTTGATTCATCAGCAAGCTGTCTTGCTTTATCAAACAGTTGCATATTCTCTGCTGCCACATTGGGAAACTTTGTTCCAAACAAAGCTTGACCGGGAGCACCACCTTGTCTTCTAAACACCTTACCGGGATAGACAGACAAGTCTTGTCCCGGCACTAAGTTTGTCTCATCAATTTCAAAGACAAGGTTTCCAGATAAGACCCCATTATCCACAGCCATACGCATAAAACCATTCATTAAGGTTTGGGTGTCGTCCATATTTTCGGCGACACCTACACCTGCTAGAGAGTAGGGGTTTAATTCGTAAGGCACAGCATAATAGGGAATCTTTGCAGGCTTGAATGGGTTGAGAACAAGCCTCAATATTTTTCCATTACAATACCAAATGTTTGCTTGGAGTTCTCCAGCATTGAGCATGTCATCAGGAATGATGATGTCATTCTCTTGGAGTAGTTCAATATCTACATTACCCCAATATTCCAACACTTCAAAACGCTCAACACCAAAGTTGGGAGCATAGTCTCTTAAATCGTCTTCCCAATATTTCTTGGTGTATGTCTCACCTTCATCGATGAGTTGGTCAATAACATTGCCTCTGAAATATGGGCGTTGTTTCAAAGCACGAAGCTTTGTCTTGCTCATCTTATGACGCTCAATAACATACTGACATTCATCAGTGTTGTTGGCATCAGGATCCCAATAGAAGTTCCAGAGAGAAACATGGGCAGCTTCTGGCACTGTCTTAATCAGAGGACTATATGTACCATCTTCACCCCAATTGGCATATTCCTTATTGGTGGCAAACGGCCCCTTCATAACACCAGTGCCAAACAGAGCCATCTCAAAGGCTGTAGAACGCAAATGCTTAGAAGCACCTGTTTCATCTAGTTGGTCATGTATCTTCTTCTCCATCTTCTTAGCCGCCACCATAGCAGGACTAAAGGTCATGGAAGTAGGAGTTGCTCCCGGCCCTTCTTTCAAGTTGGGCAAGTCTTTGAGATCGTCTTTCAAAGACCCCAACAGTTCTTCAAGCTTGTCTAAGTTGAAGTCTTGGGGAATGCTGGCACCACCTGCTTCACCATAGGGAATCTCTGTTGGGCCTGTCTTAGGAGAGGGTGTTCCTTTGGGATCGGAGCTAACGCTATCTACCACACCATCAGGCAACACTGTAGGGTCAACAGACAGGGGGAACTTGTTATTAGAAAATAACACATCTGTTATTTGTCCATAAGCCGCCAGTGTTTTAGTCTTTGTAACTTTAATAAACACTCTCGACTTCTCAGTCTCAGTAAATTGAACATCTGGCCCATAGAGTCCTCTGTAGTTTCTATAGGCTCTCAGCCAGCGTGTCTCATCCTTACGCCTGCTCTCTTCAGATCTTGTATATCTTTCGTTGATATAGTTGACAAGGCCGTCAATTGATACGCCTTCGTCTTCTTTATTCTTTACATCGTCTAAAGCTAGGGTTCTATCGTTAAGCGTAGGTTTCATCTCTGCCATATTGTTCCTTAATAGCCAAACACAGGATCGGCTGTTTTAACACCTGTTCTACCACTGGTAGCGGGATTATAATCAAACACACTACTACGGGGTCTACTCATAACGCCGTATCTAATAGCATCATACAGGTGGTCTTCACCCTTAGTATCTACATCCTCTGGGTTTTTCTTGTCCAGAGGTATGATTGGTATCTGAGCAATCGTATTTGTACAATTGCTGGTTATAATCATTCTTGGTTGTTCTGTAAATGGGTCATTTTGTAAGCGTCTATGTAGTTCATTCTTACCAGACACCCTACTTCCAGCACTTCTATCTGCTGGCCTCCATCTACAGCCCTCCATAATCATCTGTTCTGCTAGCGATGGGCCTGTGTCGCCCCTCTTATGCCAGCAACTACTGTCCAACACACCATATCTGATGCCACCATCGTTGGCTTCTGCCTGCAATATCATGTGTGCAAGGTCTTTTGCCAACACTTTGCTAACATATAGCTCACGATATAGGACAAGTTGCTCACTAGGGGTGACAGCAAACCATACAACAGCACTAAAACTACCATATCCATAGTCACATGCCCTAAATTTAACCCAGTTTTTGGGTATTTCAAAGCTATTCACCACATGAACAGCCCTATTAAACTCAGGGAAGGCTGCTCCTTCCGCAATATCCCAGTTTCCTTCAAGCAATTGCTTGCGTTGATGCTCAGGAAGAGACAACAACATGGTTTCGTAGTCGCCACTATCAGCTAGATAGGGGTTATCAGACAGCATTGCTGGTATAAAGCGGCGTTTGAAGAGAGGTTGTCCTTCTTTGCTGTGCCCTTTGGGATAGGCTAGTGTCTCCCCTGTCTCAATATCTGTAGCCCAGAAGGCTTTTCTAGATGGAGAAGGGTCAATAAACATCTTCTTAACCCAAGCATGTCCCGGCCCACCGGGGTTTGTTGTTGCTCTCATAAAAATAGGCAGATCTGCTGCGGGTGTACGCAAGCGAGAACGCATATAGTTCCAAGCAAAAGGGGTGTGCCACTGGGTTAGCTCATCAAAACCAATCCAGCTAAAGGCCAACCCCTGATATCTCAACACATCTTCATCTCTATCCAGATATGACATCCACAGCCTAGCACCAGAAGGTGTCTGCCATTGCATCTTTCTCTCACTCCATTTGATGCCGGGATAAATCTTGGGATATATCTCTTGGCTTTTCCAAATGAGTTCTCTAAGTTCTTCTGTTGTGTGGCGTAGCAACAATCCAGAAAACTGAGGGTGATTTAAATATCTAATGGGGTCTGCCAGCATGGCATAACTTTTACCACCACCAGCAGCCCCACCATATAACACTTCTCTTTCAGAGGCCGCTAAGAACGCTGTCTGCGGCCCTACATTAGGCTTGAATATTACATTTTGCTGAGCAACTATCGGCTCTGTCACTATCATCAGAGAAGGTGTTTCTGATTTTGCTATATTCGTCTGAGTTGAAGTAGCTTTCTGTTGTTGTGTTGGCTCTTCTTTCATACGCTTCGGCCTTCCTAAGGGCTTCTTTGTACCCTTCGGCAAGCTTGCGGTAAGCTTTAGCTCTTCTCTTGTACGACTGCTCATATTTTAATCTGTTATTAAGTCCTGCGTGAGATATTGGCCTACCTGTAGCTGTTGACAACCAAGCAGCAACAGCCCTTAATCCATATTGTTTTAAATGCTTCTTAGCTTTTTCTAAAGCATCTAGTTCTGATTGGATGGGAATAAGCCATCCTTCTCTTTCTTCATCTATCTTATAACCAAATGGAGCCAGTGTTCCCATCATCGGGATTGGTATATATTCCACTCTGTTATCTGGCTGAGGCAATATCCACTTACCAACACCTCTGTCCATATCAATCCTCTTCCGCTCTATCCTTTGCTGGCAAAATCATAATGCCGTTGTTAGTTTCAACCTGCACCTTGTCTGTCTTAACAAAGCCAGCCCTGTCTAACAAATCTTTAGCAGCACTAAGCTTTTCTTTAATGCCCAACTCAGTGGGAGACATTATTCCATCTACAATGGCTCTAGCCGCCTTAGGAGCATTCATTGCAATGTAGAGCTGAGTGGCTTCTACAATTTCTTCTTTCAAGAAGTTGGTGATTTCTCTGGTGCTATAGCCATCAGAAAAGCCAGCAAGACGCTTAGCTGCTGTGGCATTGCCACCAGCCTCATCAAATAAAACATCAAGAAACTTCTTGTGTTTGTCTGTCAGTTCTTTAGCCATTAAACATCAGTCCTCTTATTTGTAGTGATACACCTAAACGCCACTCTTGTAGGCAAGTGGTTATATTCTTCTTGTATGGACACAGCAACTGCTTTGGCATGTCTCAAACATTTCATTTCTTCTCTAAACTCAGTTTGATATTCTTCTCTCAACACTTTGCAGTCTAGAGCTATGCATAGAATGAATTCAGCAATAAACATTTAAAGTTTTCTTACTGGGTCAAAATATTCTTCTACAGAGAGAGTGACATCAAAGTTGCCTGTGCTGTCTGTAAAGCAAACTAGTTTATCGCCTTGGTGCAATGACAAAGAATTTGAGCTTGTTACAACAAAAACACTGTTAGCACCCATCCTATATGTTCTTAATAGATATTTATAAGTGGCAGTTTCTTGGTGATAAAGTTGTATAGAAATGTCTTTGTTAGCAACTGTACCAGAAGAGACAATTAAAAAAGTAACTACAGCAGAAAAATTAGTGGGACACTGATACAACAACTGGGCACTAGCACCAGCCGCTGTAGCTGTAACATTAATTGATTCTGTTACAAGTTTGCTAACATCTTTTGCTGGCATTACTTCTTCTTCTTAGGCACTGCTTTAACAGCACCACCCTTAGCCATCTTGCCCACACCATCAGCGGCAAAAGCTGGTACTTTCTTTCCATCTTTTTCAACCATAGCCATACCACCAGCGGCATAGCCTTTTTTAGTCATGCCCCCAGCAGCATATCCTTTTTTGGTCATACCACCAACAGCCATCATTTTTGCTTTCATCATTTTTTCTTTCATCATTTTACTCACTCCTATATAAGTTATTAAAGGTTACATCAGCATCCATGTACGAATCATCCTGTTCCGCACAATGAATCCATTGACTTGGCCTAAAATCAGGTGCCCCTTCTCCTAAGACCCAATATGCTGGGCTTGTCACTCTCACTCTATTATTAGGAAGAGCAACAATATTTCCCGTCCATTCACCAGCATCTGTTAATATCAAGACATGACTTTGTTTATGTTGAGCAGGATCTTCTGACACCTCGCTCTCAGCATAGTCCACTGTAAACAAATATCTTCCTGTATAAAATTCATTATTTATCTTACAACGCCAAGGAGAAGGCTGTGCTCTCTCCATCTTTATAATTGAATGATTGTAACTATTACAATCCCAAGGCTGTACTAAATGTGTAGCCATTCTCTCAGGCCACTTCTCTAGGGGTATGTCACCAACCAAAGCTGTGATGGGCATTCTTGCCCACATAGCCCCACCATGAACATTGGGTTGACTTCCATCGTCTGCTTCACATCCCGTGAATATAACTTGGAAGCTAAGGCATCGATCAGGCATTGTTGTTACAGCCACTGCTAGTGCATGTATGTATTCACCCTGATAGTTTTGATGCCCGTTTGTAAACTCTTTTCTAACCCAACATTTAAAATATGGGATATTACTAGTTAAATACATTGTTTCTTACTTACCCTTTTTAGCCATGCCGCCTTTAGCCATATCTTTTTTGGGCTTACCAACACCAATCATAATTGCTATCACAGGCTTCTTAGTTATGGGAGCTTTTGCAGCACCACCTTTAGCCATCTTTTTAGGAGTTTTCATTGGATGCATCATAATAGTTTTCCTTTATTTCTTAGCTTTTTGCTGAGGAGCCATAGAAGCTCCACAGTTGGCATAACCACCCTTAGCCATCATCATAGGCTTCTTGGTGGCATAACCACCCATAGCCATCTCTTTCTTCTTTGTTGCAGAAGCAGGAGCATTGGAAGGCTTATTGGTTTGTGTGCCACCAGCTTTGTAGTCTTCAAAGGCTTTAAGCTCAATGGCATTAGCCTTGTCTAGGTAGGTGTTTCTAACATCTTGAGGGATGGTTTTATCCTCAGCCATGTCTCTATATTTCTTAACTTTCTCTGCCTCTGTTGCCATAATTATTTCCTTTTATCTTTGCCCATATACACAGCATTATATACCATCTTCTTCTTGTTAACCATACCACCTTTAGCCATACCAGTGCCTGAGTATTCTGTTGGGTTGCTAGAGTCTCTGTTAGCAGACCCCATAAACTCATTATCACTGCCATTGCTTTGTCTGCCTTCAGTGGCTGTGGCAGACTTTATACCAGCAGCCACAGTGGCTCCAACAGCGCCAGCAGCCCCAGCCCTAACAACAGTTCTGGTGACGGCTCTGTCAATGGATTCTTCTTTAGCTGCCTTTGCAGCACCCTTAAGCTTTGTATTTGGTTCAGAGACTATTTTCTTTAAGTCATCCATAGTGCTGGCATTGCTTTTAAGAGAAGGCATGCTGCTCCACTTGGTGCCAGAAATACCACCACCACCTCCACCACCTTCTAGCTGCTGCTCATCAATGCCTCTTTTGCTGCCTTTACTTGTAGCCATTATTTTCCAAACTTCTGTTTCTGACCTTTAGGGGGTTGTTTAACACTACCACCACCTCCAGCCCAAAGCTCCTTATTAGCCCAATAAGCAGCACTCATCTTCCCTTTGGCAATGTTGTCCCCATGCCTTGCTTTGAAATTGGCTCTAGCTTCTGGGGAATAATTGTGTCCCATAGAAGCATCTCCGAAGTGAATGAGTTTTACCACACTTCCTTCTTTTGCCAGCACCATCATCTTCTTTTCTGGCTTGTCTGATTTCTTAGGCTTATTATAGCCTTCAAAGGTTTTACCCCTGTATTCAATAGTCATCTGTATTTCGCTACCTTTCTTGCTATGGCCTTTGGCTGAGCAACAAACTGCTTGCCTTGCTTGTTACCAGCAGCCTTAGCTTTATTTGTGGCAGCTTTCTCCTGAGCAGACAAACTCTTCCAAGCAGCTTCAGGAAGATATCTCTTCTTTCCCTTTGAAGGACTCCCATCACTGGTTGTCCATTTCTGCTCAGTCCATTCCTTTAAAGACTGCTGGGGCTTCTTCATTTGGTATAGCCCCCACCCTTAGCTTTGTATTCCTTAGCCAAAAGCTGAGCTTTCCTAGCACTCCATTCCCCAGCATCACCACCCTTGCTGCCAGCTTTAATCTTGTTGAATAAAGCCTTACGCATTGTGGGCTTGGTATAAACCCCTGCACTGTTAACAGAAGAAGCCTTCTTATCCATATCTATTTCCTTTTCTATCTCTCCAGCCCTCAGCCACCATTGCTTTTTCAACAGCATCAAGAGGAAACCAATAGCCTGTATGTTTTTCCAAAGCTGTTCTTACAAAATAGACATCACTATGAGGAATGTGGATGTTATCAATGTTACCTCTGTGCATGGCTGCATAGACATCAGTGACAACAGAATAGGGCTTGGATGATAACAAACCAATAGATTCTAAATGGGCTTTGGTAGATAACAAACTTACAGAAGGCTTTTTCATTTTGGTTTTAATTATTGATAATAATGTATAGAGACATACCTATTTTATAGATGTTAATGTATGAGAATAAACATATTACTAGTCTTTTTCATAATATGATATTAAGTAGTAAATAGTGTCTTTATAGGATGATAACATATTATAGATAGTAGAGTATGTAGTTTTATAAAGCTATTATATACTTATAACGACTTAAGCTTTAACAACTATATCATCTATATCACCCCCCTTACCCCCCATAGTATTACATGCTTTGTTGGGTGTTGTCAAGCTTTGTTTTCTTCTTCTTCTTTCATATAACTAGTCGAGGTGCTCTTCCATTCCAAATGCCATTTAAACGGCTTTAGAGGCTGTTTACAAGCATCTTCTCTTGTTGTTAAGGGGGTAGGTGCTATAAACTGGGGACAGGTGTTGTAGGCTGTTTAAATCATTATAGCATAAAACTATCGATATGGGGAGATGATAGCATTTATATATCATGGTGTGAGGTGGTGTAGATGTACTACTTTATTACTACTAAGTTAAAATATCACTTCTGTGGGCGTATGCATATACAACTAGCGCCATACGGGGGGGTGGCCCACGCCCGGCCCCAGCCCTGCCGCTGCGCCGCCGCCAGCGCATGCAGAATGCCCAGCCCTGCGCTAGGTGATGTAATGCAGGCGCATTGATTTCACCTAAAGTGAAATATATCCAGCAAAATCAAGAGCTTACACTATAGTGTAATGTGATCGAATATCAAGGGTTTACTAAAGTAAGCACCAAATTGGGGCATTTTTAGGGTATACCACTAGAACTAAAGTGGTGGTATATACTCTTCTCTGATATCCCCTACCCCTTATCAAAAAGTGTTACAGGGTTTTCCCATCCTCCAAAAGTTTTACAGGGTTTCTACTATCGGGGTAAACTCTTAAACCAAAAGTTTTACCGGGTTTCTACTAATAGGGGTTTCCCTTATCCAGCCTTCTTTTACTTTTTTATTTTTTTAACGCTTTTTATATGACAACTCCGTTGGCATAAGAAAAAGCTAAAAATAAAAAAGATCTGCGGGTGATGCGCCCGACCCCGTGTCTTTCATTTTGGAGAAAAAAGATTACTTTTCATCAGCATGAGAAAAGTAAGATCTTTTTTCTCTATCAAAATGAAAGACACGAAAGGAAACCGAAAATGAAAATTGTTGCCGATCAGGCTCATTTCCTGAACCTTGCCAAGCTTGTCTTGGACAACTGTGGCCCTTGCATTTGGGATGCTCTTGATGCTAGTCTTGAGCAAAACGATTGCCAAACCCAAAAATTCATAAGAACCCTGTCAACAGAGGGGGAATTCTCTGACTCTGAAATGAATGAATTCTTAGAATGGCTTCAAGAATGTCTTTATGCCATTGAATCCGACAAGGGTATTCAATATGGTGAAGAAGAAGCTGGTTATGCCGACCTTGTTGCTCTGGTTTCGGCCTAAGGGTTTGTCCTAATCGACAGCATCATTGTGGTGTCTTTACAATTGAAACCGAAACGGCGATTTTGCCATGCTTCCTGAAAGGAAACACATCATGTTCAAGTCTAAAGCTTTGCTTTCGGTGTCATCCGATGCCAAGACAGTTAAAGGTGAAACCCTTGGGTTTCTCACTGGAATACTTTACCTTGCCCCTTACAACACTACCAAGTGGAACACTTGTTCAATGGCTGGCATTGCCGAATGCTGGAAAGGGTGCTTATTCACCGCTGGACGGGGTGCCATGTCCAATGTTGCTCAGGGTCGAATCAATAAGACCATCTGGTTTTTCGAAGAGCGGCAAACCTTCATGCAACAACTAGTTGTTGATATCAAAAAAGTTATTCGTAAAGCTAAGCGTAAAGGTTTAACACCTTTAATCAGACTGAATGGCACTAGTGACATCCGATGGGAAGCTGTAAGCTTCATTGACATTGATGGCACTGAATATGTAAACATATTTGCCGCTTTCCCTGATGTAAGCTTTTATGACTACACCAAGGATGCCAATCGTAAGGGTTTACCCTTAAATTACGATCTCACTTTCAGTGATAGCGGTGTGGCTGGTTTTCAACCCTTTGTTGAAATAGCGATTGCCAAAGGCATGAGAATTGCCTCAGTGTTTCGCAAAGAGTCAGAAATTCCTGAAACCCATAGGGGTTTGACAGTGGTAAGCGGCGACAAGAGCGATGTTCGCCACCTTGATGCCAAAGGCATTGTGGTTGCTCTTTATGCCAAAGGTAAAGCGAAGCTTGATATGTCAGGCTTTGTGTTTGATCGAAAGGTGATACCGATTCAAGCTATTGCTTGATAGCACTGCGGCAAGCCCTTAGGGGCTTTCCAGAGGGTTATCATACTTTCTCTATAGGCTCAAGCCATGCTGTGAAGCAAAGCTTCAGTCGAATGCTCTTTAACAATTTAGTGCTAGTGTCGGTGAGGGTGTTTGCCTTAGCAAAGCATACATCACTGCTATGGACTAGCCCAAGCATCAGAGGGTAAGGTGATGCATGCCATAACACATGGCATTGAAAATGTGTGAGAGACAAACCACTGTGGCACTTGGGTGAGTGTTAGACAGTGGGTTTCTGTGAATGTTTAATATGTTAAACATTTTCAGAAGCTATGTCGCTTCTCTTCCTGTAAGGAAACACAATGTTTTATTTTGATAAACTTCAAGAGCATATCAATGACACGGCACCATGCTCATCCCGATGGGATGGATATGATCGTGGTGATACCTGTGATTTTGCTTATGATGTGGTTGAAGATTGGTTTACCAATTTTGAGAACGCTTCAACATGGGCCAAGAGACAGGCTAAGACATATAACAAAGCATACAAAGTTATTCGCTCTGGCAAATGGTTTGTTGTTGACCCTCTGTAACTTTCCTGAAAGGAAACAAAATGAATGATGATCACACCGACTACATCGAATACCCCCACATTCCAGATTGGAATGATTGGGATGAGTCTGCAACCACTTCCTAAAGGAAACAAAATGAATGCAATTTTCTTACGATCTGTCACCAAGGGTGACTTTGTGAAACGCAAAGAAGATAGTAAAAAGGTTTACATGTTGAAAGGCTGGTGCCGTTTCAATAAGAAATATGAATTGCAGGATGTCGAAGACATCAGCCGCTGTCTCTACCTGAAAGGTATGACACAGGTTTTCACTGGCTTCACCTACTAACTCCTGAAAGGAAACGAAAATGAGAGCTTTATATTACATAGTAATGACCCTGATGGCGGTGTGCTTCATTATGATTGGGTGGGGACAGATTGAGGGTGGATATCTGTGGATGTCTAGCCTTGTGGCTGGCGGTGTGGTGATGGGGCATGTCCTCACTGAGGCACTGAATGAACCTGAGAAGGAGAAAGCAAATGAGTGATAAGCAATACAAGTTCCCATGCGAAGACCTTGCACACGCTGAGCACAAGTGGGGCGTGGAGTATTCAAACGATGAGGACGGCGCTGAAGTTGTCCATGTCGAGTGGTTCACCACTGAGGAAGAACGCAATCAGGTATTAAAAGGAGAAAGCAAATGACGCTAGATACATTTGAAGCAATGCTTCAACGGCATGATTGGCACTACCAATATGCCGAAGGCAAGGCTTACTATGATGGCAAAGCATCAGATGATGGCATCATGCAAGCCATGATGGCCCTGAACAAACAGGGCTTGGGCAAACAAAGCATGGCTTTGTGGATTAAATATAAACCAACCATTTCCTGAAAGGAAACAACATGGAAATTGTGATTGAAATTAAGAATGTCTACGGAGTAGAAAAGTTCTATCCCATCTGTGACAAAGCAAAGCTTTTTGCTTCCATTGCTGGGACAAAAACACTGGCACCTTCGGTGTTGGTGAGTGTGTCCAAGCTTGGTTTCACTGTTACCCTCCACCAGCAAGACCTGCTCTCTTTCCTAAAGGAAACAAAATGAAAAACGATAATGATATGTATGGCTGTAGCATTGAAATATTTGCTGAGAGTGCCGCCAACAGCTTCACTTATAAAGTGTCTGGTGGTGGAATGATAGTGGCTTCGATGCTCTCAGACGTACAAGAACTAATTGCTTTTGGTGACACCGAAGGTGCTAGAAAAGAGTTGAACAAAGCTAAGGCTTTGCTTTTTAAAATGATGGACAATGAGTTGTCCTTCCACCCCACCACTTCCTAAAGGAAACAAAATGAATTACGCAGTTGGTTTAAAACAATCTTTGATTGCCATCCAAGGCAAATGCCAAGTGATGGTATCTGGCGACAAGTTCTTTGGTGGTGGTGACAGCAAGACATACACTTCTAAGGTGCTCACAAACCCCACATGGAAGACGCTGTTTGGCTGTGCCAAGCGGTCAGTGAACAAGACCAAGGATACACACCACATGTTCTTTGAAGATGTGCATTACCAATATACCATTGGTGATGTAAAAATTTATGAAATTTCTTTAGGTTCCTGAAAGGAAACAAAATGATACTGTACAACGAAGACTTACAGAATGTAAGCATTGTGTTTGAAATTGTTAAGGTTGCTCTTGAAAACAAAATGTCTAGTGACATTGTGGGTCGTGACCTTGATCTTTCCAATGAAGAGCTTGATCGTATTTATAAATTTGTCGCTGAAAAACTTTCCTGAAAGGAAACAAAATGAAAGTGTTTGTCTACTTCAACCTACACAAGAAATGCTTTAGCATTAAAGCTCTTGAGGGTGCCATGAAGGGGCGTGTCATTGCCCATCGTGACAATGTGTTGCTCTTCCACACCACCTTCAAGGTGTCACAAGCTGGCAGAGAGCGTGTTTTGCGAGAGAAGCGCAAGAATGTACATGCTGGTGTATGTGGCACTTGGTATGACAGCGGCGACAAGCATGGCACCTTGTCATCTGTGAAAGAGCGTGGAGAGCTTGTCACCTACAACCCCTACAAATATACATCTTTTGTATACAAAGAGGATGAGAGTGAGGTGGACAAGGCTTGGTGTGCTGGTTTGTTTGTTGACCCTGCCAGCCGTAAGGCTAGCATTTATGCTTGGAGCATGTAATGATTGGTATCAATGTGAGAAACACTGATGTTCCTTTTGCTGACATGATTGTCGATGGTGTGAAAAGCATTGAGACAAGGGAAAGCAAGAGCCTACACCCTTACTTAGGTAAGAGGGTGGCAATTGTCAGGACAGGGCAAGGCAAAGCCTTTGCCATTGGCGAAGTCACCATCACTGGTTTCAGTTGGACAAACAGCGAAGCCCTCTTTGACAACCATTGGCAAGATCATTTTGTAACAAAAGGCTCTGCCTTTTACATCAAGAAAACCAAAGGAAAGTATTTATACTTTTTGGAAAATGCTGTGAGATATGAGACACCGATTGCCGTAGGCAAAGGTATTGTGGCTAGACAACTCTTAACCTAAAAGGAAACATCATGGGACTAGATATGTATGCATTCACTGTGCCACAAGAGTGGGCAGGTGATAGAGAAGTTGATTATCAGCCTGATGCTGATCGGGAAAGGACAGAGCTTTTTTACTGGCGTAAATTCAATGCTCTGCATGGTTGGATGGAAGACCTCTATCGCTTGAAGCTAGGTGTCAGAGGGGAATTCAACTGCACTTCTGTCCGCTTAACTCTAGAAGATTTAGACAGGCTAGAGATGGACACTGGCAACAACAAGCTGGTGCCTGTGAATGGGTTCTTCTTTGGACAGCAGGCCATCTATCCAGAAGATCTGGAGAGTGTGCCTGTCTTCATAGCGAAGGCAAGAGAGGCCATTGCCGAAGGCAAGGCTGTGTTTTATGACTGCTGGTGGTAAAGGGATAATGACATGAGCATGGTAATTGTTAACATCGAAGATGATGACTTGGATTATTCTTACCAACTGTGTAAGGATGAGGATGACACCTACTACCTGTACAAGGAAGAGAGCTTCCTAAAGGGACGCACTGTGTTCAAGGGTGTTGAAGACATCAAGGAAGCATTGCGTTTGATGATGGACTATGTGTTTGAATATGAGGGAGTGATGGCATGAAGCTTTACAACTGCGATGGCTATTGGAAAGACACCAAAGAGCCTTTCACCAACGTGACAGTGTGTGATGTTGAGTGGGATGGCTTTGAAGATGCAAAGGATCTAGACATCTTTTACTACAGTGAGGGTGAGCCAATAGTTGGTGATTATTTTGAGTTTGTGATAACAAGTGTAGAGGAAATCAAGGATGCTCTGCGTCTGATGATGGATTATGTGTATGAATATGAGGGAGTGATAGTATGAAACTTTACTACTGCGTT